ATTAGATATTAGAGTTACAGCTTTAGTTGGTTATCAAAGTACTTTAGAAGTGATAGAAGAACCTGAAGAGGTGCAATAATGAACTGGCTTCCAAAAACGTACTACGACACTATGAAAAACTTTTGGAAAAAAGTTAGAGGTGTCGAGGAAGAAACTGTTAGAGCTAGAACAGACGAAGGGAAGTTTGTTGCAGATGATAAATCTACTCCTGACGTTAATGAAGCTTACACAACAGTACAAGTAAAAAAGAAAAAAAGAGGAAGACCTAAAAAGAAAAAATAATGGCTACAGCTAAAGACGCAATACATCAAATTAGCACACATGAAAAAGAGTGCGCTATTCGCTATGAAAACATAGAGAAAAGATTAGACGAAGGATCTGCTAAGTTTAGAAGACTTGAGTATATTATGTGGGGCTTGTATGGCCTAACAGCTGCTTCTTTAGGTATAGACAAATTAATATAAATGAAAGATGGCATTAGAAAAATTTATATTTCGACCAGGAATAAATCGCGAAGGAACAGACTATTCTAATGATGGCGGATGGTTTGACGCTAATCTTGTTCGATTTCGCAAAGGCCTTCCAGAAAAAATTGGTGGATGGGCTAAGGCTACTTTAAGCACATATCAATCTACAGTTAGAGCTCTTCATGCTTGGGTAGATCTATCTTTAACAAGATATTTAGGTTTAGGTGCTACATGGAAGTATTACATAAAAGAAGGAGATAACTTTTATGATATTACTCCTCTTCGAGAAACCACATCTGCAGGCGATGTAACCTTTGCAGCAACTAACGGTAGTTCAACTATTACAATTACCGACACAAACCATGGCGCAGTAACGGATGATTTTGTCACGTTCAGTGGTGCTGCTAGTTTAGGTGGGACTGTAACCGCTACAGTTTTGAATCAAGAATACCAAATACTTTTAGTTACAGGAACAAACACTTATACGATTACAGCTAAAGATACTTCTGGCGCAACAGTAACAGCTAACGGTAGTGATAGTGGTAACGGCGGAAGTTCTGTTGTAGGAGCGTATCAAATTAACGTAGGACTAGATACTTATGTAGAGTCTTCAGGATGGGGTGCAGGAACTTGGGGTGCAGGAACTTGGGGCTCAACAACAGCCTTAACAAGTGCTAATCAATTACGTCTATGGTCTCATGATAATTTTGGTGAAGATCTAATCATGAATGTACGAGCAGGTGGCATATATTATTTTGACACTAGCGCAGCTACATTAGGAACGACTAGAGCAATACCTTTAACAAGTCTGTCAGGAGCAAACTTAACTCCTACTTTAGCCTTGCAAGTGTTAGTCAGTGACATTGATAGACACGTTGTTTGTTTAGGCGCTGATCCAATATCAGGAAGCTCGCGATCAGGAGCTTTAGACCCTATGTTGGTTGCTTGGAGCGACCAAGAAAACGCAGCCGTTTGGGAACCTTTAGCTACCAATACCGCAGGATCTTTTAGACTTTCTGCAGGATCACAAATTATCGGAGCTATTAGAGCAAGACAAGAAACTTTAATTTGGACAGATACCGCTTTGTATTCAATGTCTTTTATCGGTCAGCCTTTTACATTTGGTATAAATTTAGTTAATGAAGGTGTTGGATTAATTTCTCCAAATGGAGCTGTCAATACACCCAAAGGTATATTTTGGATGGATAAAAAAGGTTTTTATACTTATTCAGGTGCTGTTCAAGATATTTCTTGTACTGTTCAAAATTATGTCTTTAGCGATTTTAACCAAGGACAAGCTTTTCAGGTATTTGGTTTTGTAAACAAAGAGTTTGATGAAGTAGGATGGTTTTATTGCTCAGCTGATTCTGAAGTTATTAATAGGTATGTTGTATATAACTATGAGGATGGAGCCTGGAGCATAGGACAACTTACAAGAAGCTCATGGTTGGACGAAGGTATATTTAATACTCCTATGGCTACGTACAGCACAAACGATGTAGGATATTTATATAATCATGAAACAGGTAACGATGATGATGGTTCTCCAATGGATAATGTGTTTATAGAATCCAGCGACTTTGCATTAGGAAACGGAGAGCAGTTTCAATCAATTAACAAAATTATTCCTGATGTTAAATTTACAGGCGACGGTGGTTCAGGCCAGACAATTAACTTTGTATTGAAACAAAGAAACTATCCAGGCGAAAGCTTAGCTACCGACTCGACAAACACTTGCACAGCAACTACTACAAAAATAGATACTAGACTTAGGGCCAGACAAGCAGCACTTAGGATTGAGTCTGACGATGATAATAGTCTAGGAGCAAGATTAGGAGTTGGTTTTAGAGTTGGAGCTACTCGTATGGACCTCAAAGTAAATGGTAGAAGATAATGGCTAAAATTCTAGAAACAAGACTTCCAATAGCCATAGGCGAAATATCTCCTGATACATTTAACAGGTTAGTTAGAGTATTAGAACTTAGCCTTAATAAGGTAGATTTAGACGCTACTCTTTCGGTTAATGAAACACAGCGTAATGAAAACAAATTCCAACAAGGCGACATTATATGGAATTTAACAGCGCAAGAACTACAACTATGGAATGGTGAACAATGGATAACACTATACGAGGGAGAACAGTTCGGGGTAGAAGGCGTTGCTTCTTTAGGCAAAATAACAGTGTCAACGGGTGGAGCTACAACAATAACGATATGATGGACAGAGTTAGATTATTAGAAGAGCTTATGTTAGATGAAGGTGTTATTCATGAGATTTATAATGATCATCTTGGATACGCTACATTTGGTGTAGGCCATTTAATTACAGAAAGAGACAAAGAACACGACCAACCTTTAGGAACACCTGTATCAGAAGAAAGAGTTAAGGATTGTTTAAATGCAGACGTAGACATCGTATGCAAAGAACTGGATAAAAACATGCAGTGGTGGCGCGGTCTTAACGATACAAGACAGCGCGTACTAGCTAACATGTGTTTTAATCTAGGTTATCCTAGATTAAGCAAATTTAAAAAGTTTTTAGCCGCTGCAAGAAACGAAGATTGGGAAACAGCTGCTGATGAAATGATGGACAGCAAATGGGCAACCCAGGTTGGAGACCGAGCTGTAAGGCTTAGGGAGAAAATGTTGAATGGCTAAAAAAACTAAGAAGAAAACACAAACTGTGTCAAACTATAAGAAATCATTAAGGAGACCATAATGGCTAAACCAGGATTGTATGCAAATATACATGCAAAAAAGAAACGTATAGCAGCAGGCTCAGGAGAAAAGATGAGAAAACCAGGAGCTAAAGGTGCTCCAAGTGCTCAGGACTTTACAGATGCAGCAAAAACAGCTAAAAAAATGAAAGACGGCGGTGTTTTTATGCCGAGTGCAACCGCAGTGCAAAGTAAAGGTTGTGGTGCAGTAGCAAACGATCGCAGGAAAAAAACTAAATTACTATAGGAAAAATAATGGCTAAGAAGTTATCCTCAAAACAAAAGAAACTAGCTAGAGTTGCTAAACCTCGTAATAAAATTACAGGTGCGGACTTTAAGAAATTAAAGAAACGTGGCGGCAAGAAAAGCTAAGCCAATACGCAAAACGACTGGTAAAGGCGGTAACTACCGTCCTACTAAGTCTGGCGCTGGCATGACTAAGAAAGGTGTAAAAGCCTATAGGAAAGCCAACCCTGGATCAAAGTTAAAAACTGCGGTAACAGGTAAAGTAAAGAAAGGTAGTAAGGCAGCCAAACGACGTAAATCTTATTGCGCAAGATCTGCGGGCCAGCTCAAAAAGAGCTCTGCTAAAACTAGAAACAACCCTAATTCAAGGATTAGGCAAGCGCGCAGAAGGTGGAAGTGTTAATGAAACTAGGATTATTAAAAACGTTAGTAGGTACAGTAGCTCCAACAATAGGAACCGCATTAGGTGGGCCTATGGGCGGTATGGCTGCAAATATGATTTCCGAAGTATTAGGATGCGATCCTGAGCCAAAGAAAATACAAAAGGCCATGGAGACAGCTACTCCTGAGCAACTAGCGCAGTTAAAGAAAGTAGAAGCTGATTTTGAAGTCCAGATGAAAAAGCTAGATATAGATCTATTTGCATTGGAAACAGCAGATGTACAAGACGCAAGAACTAAGTTTGGTAAAGATTGGACAGCAAAAATTATAGGTATTGCTACATTAGGTGGTTTTTTAGGGTATATATTTCTTATCACCCTTATGCCCCCAGAAGCCAACTCAGAGGCTTTGGTTAACTTAGTGCTCGGATACCTTGGTGGTTTAGCAAGTGCTATCATATCTTTTTACTTTGGGGCTTCTAACAAACAAGACAACGAATAGAAAAAACGATAATATAGGTAATGTTATGTCATACAATTTTGATTTTTTAGACGATCTTTTTAAAGACGACGATACAACAGATTACAGCTACCTGTTTGACGATTCTGGTGATGGTGCAGTTAATTTAAATTTTGATTATGATCCTAGCAACTCTGGTATAACTTCTTTGGACTTTGATGTTTCAAGTTTGTTTGGCGACGATGATTACAGTTATTTGTTTGGTAGCGATGATGATGGCATAGCTAATTTAGACTTTGACTACAAACCTGGCGTAGATTTTAGCGATGTTTATGATAATTTATTTAATGAGAATACAAACTATGACGATACTGTAAAAGAACTTTATCCCGATTTGTTTATGGACTCTACACAAGATCTAATAGCAAATGCGGACACATCCAGTACTTTACTAGATACTATTCTAGGTCTTGTTGGCGGTAAAAAAGGCAAAAACAAAGCTCAAGGAATTATGAGTTCAGTAGGCGGAGGCATTACAGACTTTGCTAACTCACCTATAGGACAATTGCTTTTGTATAACCAGCTGAAAGAACAAAGAAAAGACGATATAAAAGTACCAATTGGACAAGAAGCTTATGGTGATCAAGGATTAGGCAGTATGCCTGACTACAGAATTTTTAACTTACAACCTGCACTAATGCCAGGTGTAGGTTACGCTAATGCACCACCACCTGAAATGAAACAGGGTGGTTTAGCATCTATGAACGAAGGACCTGGAGACATAACATTAGCAAGACTAGAACCAGGTGAGTTTGTTATGACAAGAAAAGCTACTGATAATATAGGCGCTAAAAACTTATACAGTCTAATGAAACAAGCAGAGAGGATGAGCTAATGGCAGTTAATCAAAGTTA